TTTTCGTCTGACAGCACTCGCCTTTTGTCCACTTGTCATCCGTGTGGCTTTTGCAAGTGGTACGCATTTCGGGTATTTTCTTTTTGAACCTTTGGCAGATTTTCTTCCACAAGGTTGATATTTGCCATCCTTCTTTGGAGCTCCAATATCTACCCATTTTTGATCTACCCATTTTTTTAAATCGCCCATTAGACCATTCTAGTTTTTTTACGCTTGTCGGACATTACTTTGCCACAACCTCTAGCGATGAAGCCACCATCTTTAGCTTTTACTTTTCCTTTACAAACTTTAGATGCATACATGTTTGCGTATGCTGAAGGATAAACATCGAATTTTCTCTTCGCCGCAGCTTTACCTTTTGGACAAAGTTTAGCCATTATTTTTTAAGTTCTCTAACTATTCTTTTTTTTTCTTGTTTAAGATTTTTTTTACCTTTTGAAGTTTTTGCTTTTTCAGCATCAACTCTACCAAGTTCTTCAAGTCTGTTCATTCTTTTAGTGTTAACATGACCACCTTTTTTCATGTAACCCATTTTGTTTCTAACTTTAGTTGGTAGTTTTTTTAAACCTTTTTTATCAGCGGGTACAGCTTTAAGCATACCACCATCTTTTTTACCAGGTTTCATTGGTTTAGGTTTCATTTGTTGACCATATCTATCTGTAGGTTTAGGTCTTAAAACACCTGGACCTTTAGGTTTGATTACTTTACCACCTTTTTTCATAGCGCCTCTGTCCATAAGTTCAGTAGGTACTCTTTTAGATCTCATGTTTACACCTTGTCCACGTGAATACATCATTTCTCCAGATCTGCCGCCCATACCGCCGCCAGCTCTTTTTACTCTATCTGCTCCTCTTGGTTGAGCAACTTGTGTGTTATATCTTCTATTTGCCATTATTTTTTTCCTCCTTTAAATATTTGAGTTCCCTTTATACCAAAAATACTTGCAACTACAAGTATCCATAAATTAGTGAACCATTTTGGCAGGTTACTAAAATGTTCAAAGAATGTATTTACCTTGTCCATCGCAGTTGGGTCGTCCGATATCACTGCCCATGCCAGAACAATAATCGGTGCGCTCAATATTCCGAGCACGAATTCGTCTTTATAATCGTTTTGTCTCGCCTCTAAAAGTTTACCTTGGTAAGCTTCTTCACCACGAGCTTGTTTTTCTGCATGCAATAATTGTGCATCAGACATTGCTACTTTTGCCTTCTGTCGGTTTGCGTAAATTTTACTTCCCGCAGAAACGGCTAATTTAATTGCCGAGAACCACATATTAGTACCAAGTAGCTTTTACTGGTTTTTTATCAGCTCTCATTCTTCTTGTTCCTTTAACATCTACTGTTTGTGATGTTGATGGATCAGTAGCTTCGATAGTAACACCACCTGTTTGGTAACCATCTTTGCCAACGCCAAGTTCTTTTTCGATCTTAACGTCTTTGTTCATGAATGTTGAACCTCTTTGCCAATCTTTACTCATATTTATCTCCTTGTATTAATTATATCTATTTTTTTCCGAAATTTCTACCAAAATCGTGAATTTTACTCTTGTCTGCCATGCCTTGTTTAGCTAATGACACACTTGCTCTTAATTTTGCTAGTTTTTCATTTTGAACAAGCTTATCTTCTTGATTTTCTTGATTCATAAGTGCTTTTGCAGTGTCTAAATCAATTCTCTCTTGATCATCTTTAGCTTTTCTCTCATTTTCTTTAGCTCTTAAGTCAACTTCTCTTGCTTTTAACTTAATTAATGGATCACCACTGTACTCACCCATAATTTTTTGTTCTTCATCCATATATTCTTTAGTCATTTCAGCAATCAATTGTGCTTTTCTTGCATTAATCTTATTTGTTAGTGCTTGAGCTTGCGCAATCAACTGTGGGTTCTGTGGATTTTGTTGTAACATCATTTGCATTTGTTGTGCTTGCATTAATTCTTGAGAAAATTCTAATTGAATCTGTTCTTGAGCCATTAAACTAATTCTCTCTAGAATATTTTTCTGTAGTGCAGCCATAACAGATGGTGAATTTTGTACCATATTAGATTGCATAAAATTTAAGTGTGAATCAATGTGTGCTTTGTGATCTTGACCTGGAAAAGCTTGAAAAGGTTTCATACCCATTGCAGCAATTTCTTCTAACGATGGATCTAAAGGCGTTGGTTGTGCTGGTGGTGGTAAAATTGCATTTATATTTTTAACACCGATTGCATCATACATAGATCTGTATGCTTGATATAGATCGTGTATTTGTGGATTAGTTTGAGCTAGTTGTAATTGTGTTTGAGCCATAGATATTCTTTGTGTTTGAGAAAATATGTTTGGATCAGCAACTGGAATAATATCTATTCTATCATCAAAGTCTTGAACTTTAATATTTCTTGTAGCTCCAACAACATCGTATGGATATACAGCTGGTAAATAAGTTTTAAAAACTTCTGCTAATAATTTAAATTCTTGTTTTAGACCAACATATAATCTTTTGTGAATCGCTGACATTACACGTGAACCACGTTCTAATAATGCAACAGTTGTACCCACGGCAGCTTGTTGGTTCATATCGCCTACTTGTGAGTCTGCGATAGACGCGAAGCGTTGGCCTGCTTGAACAACTATACCCATTAATGAAAGTAATGTTTGATCTGGTCCTTTAAATGGTAATTGCATAAACTGATCTCTGATGTTTCCACCAGGTGCATCAACATCTCTAAACTCTCCAGGTTGTAAAGGTTGTGCATCATCTCTAATTCTTAATCCTCTAGTTTTAAAACCAGCTGGTAAGTTAGCTAATGTACCTGCATCTAATAATTGTCTTAAAGCTGCAGTTGCAGTTCTAGTTAAACCACCAATCATGTGAATTAAACCAAAACCATAAAAACCAGTTCCAGGTAAAAATTTAAATTGCACAAAGTAATCTATTTTCTTTTTCATTGGATCTGTTGCTTGATAGTTTCTTCTAATTGATAAAACAGTTTGATTGTTTTCTGCAAACGTTACAATGTAAGGTAATTTAATTCCTGTAGGTTCACCATCTTGATTAACATCTTCATAACCTTCTAAATCTAAATTAGTGTGCATTTCAAAAAGTGTATACTGATCTTCTTGACCATCTTTTGTAATACCTTCTAGTTCTAATTTTTTATCTGATAATTCATTTGATGTTACAGGAGGTTCTCCTAATTCTACATCTCTATAAAAACCTGCAACTTGTTGTTTTCTTAATTCGTTAGCAGAAATTTTAATAACATGTACGATAGCATCTGTGTCATCTAATGATGTTGCTGAATAAGGTACAATTAAATCTTCTGCCGGTACAAATTTAGATACGGCTCTACCTAAAAGATCGTCATAATAAACTTTCTTAAAAGTAGAACCGGACAGGGGTAGATAGAAAAGCATTTGATCAAACTCTGGTTCGTATTCTTTCATCTTATCCATAAGTTGATAATTCATAAAATTTTTAACACGTTTAGATTGTTCTTCTTTTTCAACATTGATAGCACCTAAAATTTGTGTTCTTACTGGACCATCACTTGGTAATAATTCTTTGTAAGCTGTTGCTTGAAATTGTGTAACCGCTTCAGCTAGTACAGGGTGATTAACACCTGACGCACCTTTGAAGGGTTCTGTTCTTCTCTCGTATTTGAAACCTAATAATTCTAAACCTTCTCTATAAGATTGTTCCCAATCTGCTCTTGATTCTTTGTACTCTGTGTATTGATCAAAAAGAGTTGAACCTAAAGATTCTAACTCACCATCAGACATGTCTTCTGCTAAATTTGCAAAGTGACCTTCTGTGCTTCTATCTGTACTAGTTGTAGGATCAAAAGTAACTTCTGCTCCTCCAGTTTCATCCATAACAACTTCACTTGTGTCTGTTGTAATAACTTCTTCTGAACCGGGAACAGCTACTTCTTTTTCTTGAAACTCTGTATCTTTAACTTCCTCAACTGTATTGGGTAATGACTTATCTATACTATCTACCATATTCTCTATCCTATTATTAAATTACACCTTTTGGTGGGACTATACCCATAATTCCGTCAGATGTAAAGTCGGGTTTAACAGGTTTAGTTATTCCTCTTTGTCTAAAAAATTCTTCTCTTTCTCTTTCAATATCTTCTTTAGTTCTTGGTATCTCTACATCATCAGTAAATGTTGGCATTCTTTGATCAAATTGTATGTTTGCTATATTGTAATCTCTAACCTCTTTTGGTGTTGCTTCTACTCTCTCTTCTGAAAATTTATCTGCAAAATCTAAAGTATATGGAGTTTCAAACTTTCTATCCTCTGTCCCTCTTAATTTATCGACACCATATTTTCCAGCTCCATATAAAATACCTGGTAAATTTAAAGTATCTTGAACAACTTTAGCTGCCGTTGTTGTGGCTACATCTTTACCTGATAGTCCTTTTCCAAATTGTTCGGAGGCATCTAAAGCTACCAATGGAGCTGTAGCAACTCCTAATCCTTTAGCACCTTTTGCTACAGCACCAAAAACTTTTTTAACACTTTCTGGTATTTGAATATCTAAAGCTGAAAAATCAATTGCTCCTGCAAAACTAGGTACAGTTATCCCTTTACTTTTGTTGTTTACAAACCTTTTAAAATTATCATAATTTTTTCCAGATATAATTGCAGTTTCTGGTTTTACGTTTCCTAAACCTTTAATTTTATTTTTTCCAAAACTTTTAAAATAAGCATTACTGTGTTTAATATTTTTATCTATATCTTTTAATAAATCTACATCTGTTTTTATATCTTTTATAAAAGGAGTGGTGTCGGTAATACTAATTATATTTCCAAATTTAAATTTAACAGGATTTAAATAACCTTTTGTTCTTTTATTAAAATCTTTATTAAGTTTTTCTATATCTTTTTTATATAGTTTTTTTTCTTCTAAAGTTCCTGAATTATAACCATCAACAAGTTTCATTAATGGAGCATCATAATTATAAAACTTAACTTGATTAAATCTTCCTGGAACATATGTGGCTCTTCCTAAATTTTTTAAATCATAATTAAAACCATCAGAGTATTGTAACCCTTGTGCTAGCCTATGTTCCAATTGAAGAGGACCTGATTTAGAATATTTAGTAAATAAGTTGGGAACTTTTAATTTAACTTGTTGCAAAATTCTATTTTTATTATCCTTTATCCTAGTTAAAGTTTCTTGATAAACCACTCTAGTTTTTGAATCAAGTTTAGGATCTAATAAAGCTTTTGTTATTTTATCTTCCGTGGATTGAATAAACATATATGATTTTAATTCATTTTTTAAATTAAATAAATTTTTTTCAAAAAAAGATTTTGATACTCCTCCTTTTTTACCTTGATTTAAAGTGGTGTCTTGTAAAAACTTTCTCATTATTTTTCTCTCTGCTTCACTAGGATCAAATGTAGGATTTTTAGGATCTTGAGTAAAAAATTTAGTCAACAAAGTAGATACATTTTTAAAATTAGGATTATTACTCTTAAAAGCTTCAACACCTATTATTTGTCTTAACACAGGTGCTCTTTCTGAAAGTTTTTTCTTTCCTATTTTATTTCCTTCAATTTCATAATCTCTTTGTAATTGAAAAGTTTTTGTTTTGTTATCAAAAAAAATATCACCTTGTTTTTTTTGTGTATATTCAGGTTTATTAAAATCTTTGTAAAGTTGTTGTTCTATTTGTTTTACTGTTTTATATTTAGGGTCATTTACAAGTTGTTTAATTTTGTCTATTAAAGTTTGTGTATTTTGTTGTTTAGTACTTTTTCTATCTTCTATAGTTTTTGCAAGAGTTTCTTTTGGGCTTCCAACTTTTTTAAGTTCTTTTTTATATGTAATTTTCGATTTTTCTATATAATCTTTTGCTGCTTTAATACCTTGTTTATTTTTATTAAATTCTTTAGTTTCTAAAACAGGTCTATTTCCTTCTGCATCCGTTGTTTCTCTTATTTGAACTTTAAATCTATTTGGTCTATTATACTTTCCTCCACCAAGACTTACGACATTAATTCCTGCTATATTAGATTTTGGTAATGCTAAACCACCATTGTCATAACCCGGTCTTAATCGCGTAAGTATATCTGTGAATAAAGTTTCGTCGGCCATTACACTCTGCCCATTCTTTCACCTGAACTTCTACCTACTTTTGATTCATGCGCTGCAGCTTGAGACTGATAAGAATTTGAACCGCTCTCTCTTGCTATAGATTCATTTATTTTTCTTT